AAGATATAGTTACTAATCAAACATCAACTAAATACATGTTTTTCCCATCATTATCTACAGTAAATATGAATGATATTGATAAAGAAAACTATAATAAACTTGTTACTTTAACAAATGAAATTGTAAAAAAAGATTTTGAATTAGAAAGAATATTATGGAATGGATTTGGTACAAAAACACATAAAAATTATATTGGTTCTCAAATTATCATCGGTCGCGGTAGTTATGAATCCGAAGAAACAACTGGAACAGGTTGGCATTGCGCTGGTGGTAATAATTGGTTTGTTCAAGTAGTTGGAAGGAAAAAATGGTATTTTTTAAATCCTAAATATAGTAGATTTTTAAAACCATTACGTTTTGGAACAGTTAGTTTTAATACTGGAGAAAAAAATATATTTAAATATCATGATAATTTACCATTGGAATATGTATATTTAGAAGCAGGTGATTTATTATATAATCCTGATCTTTATTGGCACACTATAAAAAATTATGATGGTTTAACTATTGGTATTCCTATTAGAGAATCAAATAGAACATATTTATTAAAAAATAATCTACATTTGGCATCAGTAATGCTAGTTAATTTATTTTTTGAAAAATTAGGTATAAATATTGGTGGTTATGATGGTGTTTAAGATATACTTTCAATATTTTGTTCAAAAATGAAATTGAATTTAGATAGTGTTATAATTAAAACTATTGAATTCGATGACAAATCTTCATATAATGTGGTTTTAGAATTAAATAATGAATTATAAAGAAAATATTTGCGCAAATATTTTCTGTATCATATAAAAATTAATAGATATATAATATATATAATATTAGGTAGTTATATTCTTTGTATTTTAACTATTATTCTAATATCTCGAGCATATTTTCATGCTTTTCATCAAATGGAGGATTTACAAAACCAATGGATCAGAATTTGAAAATTGGAAATGGTGACATTATAATATTAATATTATTTATGTATGGAAATACACAAATAGGATTAATATTTCATAATCTTTATGCTTTAATTTCAAAAAATAATGATTTGATCAATTTTTCAATTAATGTACATTGTATAATATCATTATTTCATATAATAATGATAAATTATTTATGGAAATATGTAAAAGAATTAGAATATCCTAAGGAACCAGAAAACCCAGGTATTATTGGTGATTTCTTTTTATATAGACCTGGTGCTTATTTATGGTATGTAGAAACTATTATTTGTTTATTATACTATTTAAATTTAAATATATTAATTATCCCAAGTATAATAATATTTTATATAATCAATCTAAAATCATCAAAGGATTTATTAAATTATTTCAATAATAAAAAAATAAAATAATCAATATATTCTGTTCAAATAATATTTATATAAAATTATTAGATTACTAATTTTATATAATTTTTCGAAAAAATAGATCATTATCCATATAGCGAAAAAATTGCGCAAATATTTTTTTTCGCTATATGGGTTTATAAAGGTATTTAGAATTATAAATTATAAAATATCTATTTTACCGATACTAATAGGTAACTCAATTATTTTTTCAATATTTTCTAATTATATTGAAAAAAAATTATATGAGATTAATTTTTTGAATTAATATAGATTTTATTATTAAGATAAAATTATGTCAGGAGGTTTAATGCAGTTAGTAGCATATGGTATTGAAAATTTATATTTAACAGAAGATCCTCAGATCACGTTTTTTAAAGTAGTATATAGACGTCATACAAATTTTTCAATAGAATCGATACCTCAATATTTTAATATTAAGGCAAATTTTTCGAATAGAGTAAGTTGTTCGATAACAAAAAATGGTGATTTAATTAATAGAATTTATGTTGTAGTTACTTTACCTAATATTCCAACTTTACCAAATGGTGCAGTCGTAAGATGGGTTGATAATATTGGTTATGTTTTATTAAAAACAATTGAATTGGAGATTGGTGGTAAAATAATAGATACACAATATGGTGATTGGTTATATATTTGGAATGAATTAAATCGTAATAATAATTATAGAGGTATTAATAATATGATTGGTAATATTCCAGAATTATATAATTATTCTTCATCAAAAAATGAATATACATTATATATACCTTTACAATTTTGGTTTTGTAGAAATGTTTCATTAAGTTTACCAATTATTGCACTCGAATATTCTGAAGTCAAAATTAATATTGAATTTTCTGATATTAGAGATTGTATTATAGCCGGGCCTACTCATTATATATTTTTAACTGATTCCATTTGTTTATTTAAACCATATGAATTAATTAAAGTTGGTCAAACTGATCAATATATACAATTTATTAATTTTGATGAAACTAAAATGAAAATGGGATACATTAAAATTGATCCTAATGTTATACTTAGTCCAAAAACATCCCTAAGAGGTATGGAATCAAATTATTCAACATCTATATATGATACATCTTCTGGTATATTTTCAACAATTATAAAGAATGATGAAATAATTAATTTTACAAAATCGAATCCTACATTTAGGGATATTTTTAATTTAACAATATCTGATGCATTTTTATATGTTGATTATGTATATTTGGATAATATTGAAAGAGTAAAATTTGCAAGATCTAATCATGAATATTTGATAGATGTATGTCAATTTGATAATGATAAAATTATATTTAATTCTAATAATAAAATTAAGGTTGGTTATTCTCATCCTACAAAAGAAATTATTATTAGAGCACAAATGGATTATATGCAAAATGAATTTTATAAAGATCCATTTAATTATACCACTAGTTTTAATAAAAAAATTGGTAAAAGTCTAATTAAAAAAATTATTATCAAACTTAATGGTTTTAATAGAGAATCTGATTATGATAAAAATTTTTATTCTAATATACAATCTTTGCAACATCATAAATCTATCGCACCAAATGGGGTATTTTTATATTCATTCGCTTTATATCCAATGGATTCTCAACCATCTGGATCTTGTAACTTTTCAAAAATAGATGATATTAGTATAGATATAAACGTAGAACAAATTTCATATAATAAACCAGCTAAGATAAAAATATATGCATTTACATATAATATTTTAAGAATTATAAATGGTATAGCTGGTTTAGCATTTGGTAATTAATCATTTAATTAATCATTAAATATTTAATGATTAATTTAAGATTTAAGATTTAAGATTTAAGATTTAAGATTTAAGATTTAAGATTTAATTTCTAATTTGGAGTAATTTAGTGTGCAAGTTATTCATTTTCTGATATCTATTTGCAAATTGTTTTTTCTTTAGTGCTTCTGTTTCTTGAAGATTTTGTATATCAGCCTCTGTAAAAATTAATTGTTTATTTGGATATCTATTTTTTAAAATAATATGACTAGTTAATATTTTCTCAATTTCATTAATATCTCTTGCTGTTCTAGTGAAATTATTTAATTTTCCCTCAATATACTTCACTTTTGCTTCATTAATTGCACTCTTGCTCAATTCTAATAATCTACGAATATTTCCTTGTATTTTTAACATATCTTCTTCACTATTACCACCATATAAAATTTTAATATTTGATTCGTCTTCTCCGCCAATCATTGGTCTTAATATTAGAGGAAAAGCTGGCATAAATGCTCCTAATAATACTGAATTTGATGCTGGATTGCTATTTTGAATTGCTGGTCTACCCGCTGCTACTGAAGGTGCTGGTAATTTTATAATGCCAACTAAATACATCATTTTTTTAATGTATTCAACTTTTTCAGCATTTAATTGATCAACAGTTATTTGTCCTGGAGTGCCAGGTACAGGAGCAGGAGCATTCCAATCTGTAGGGGCATTATACCAACCATTAGCTGGTGTACCATTTAAATTTAATGTTGATATAATATGAGCATCAGAATATATTAGATTGTTATTATCTAAATATGTTGGATTTCCATCTTTATCACGTTGAGTAAAAATACCTAAACCAAGTAATACTCTATAAGCAAAATACTTTTTTTCCTCAGGTTTTAATTTACCCCAACCTAATATATTTTTTGAAATACTAGGAAGTCTTTGGAAATGTATTCTGCATCTACCTTCGTCATGAGTAAGATCACCTAAACAATCCGCAATCATTGTAGAACATACTCCATGTCTTCCAGATGCACCAAATGCTTTACATTTATCGTCTTTGGTAATTTTGCTTATCAAATCACCATAGTTAGTTATACTAACTAAAGTATTACCATTGTATTGATTTAATTGTAATAAACCATTTTTATCAGTAGTAAATTGATAAGTTATACCAGTTTGTTTTTCTATATTTTTAATTTGTGCCCCAAAGAATGAATTTGAACAACGTGATGCAACTAAATGAACAGTTCCACTAACATCTTCTGTTACGGTATTCTCTAATAATTCCCAAGTATTTGCTGGAGTAATTGATATGCCTGGTACTACTGCTGCAGCTGTATATAAATCGTAAATATCAAAAGTATGATACGATCTATCACCATATACATGAAATCCAGCTATTCTAGGAATAGTATTAAATCTGGGTGGTGCCACTGGAGGTACCGCAGACATATATAGAGGATGAGGAGATGGATTAGGAGGGACAGCAACTGGTGCATTTGCAACAAGATTTGATGTTACTTCAATTAAGTCTATTAATCTATTTATTTTATCCAAGTTACCAATTTCATCGCTGAGTGCTATCAATAACTCATTATAATCACGAGGACCTTGTTTAGCTGGTGCGCCTGGTGGTGCGGTAAAATTTGACCCAACATCTTTATGAATAGCTTCAATTTCATATCTAAATCCATCTCTATCAGACTGACGAAGTGAATTGAATTTATTTTTTGCTATATTTAAAAAAATACCAAGTAATGCAATATCTTCTTTTGTTAAACCAAATGCATCTACATCAATTGGATATGAATTAATTATAGGCACACCATTCATAATTAAATGATTTTTACCGGGTGGTGGATTAGATACAGCACCAGCACCAGTAACGGGACCAGGTACGAAAGAATTATCATTCATTCGTATAATTTGAATCATTACCCACATGGCTTGTCTAAGCATAAATACTCTATCAGTAATATTATTACCGCCAACTATTATAGAGGGCATTATATAACGTAAAACTGGATATTCTCTAAAATAATCAGATACATAATCTTTTTGTTGATTCGACATTTGATCTTTATATTTATAAATCTAGAAAATAATTTTAAATTAATAATTTGACTTATTAAAATAGAATATTTATATGTTTTATAAATAAAATTTAAAAATTAAAAGTCTTTTATAGTTTTTTCATAATATTTTTCATATAATTTGGTAGACATTAATTTTGTCCTAATATAATCATCTTCATTTTTATTTATTAAATTTAATGGAACATTATCAAAACCATATAATGCCCCATACCATGCCGAAGCAATTGTTCCTATCGTATCAGAATCACCTATATTTATCATAGATGTGTAAATTAACTTTTCATAATTTGATTTTGACATTAATAAACAATCATATGCAATTATTATAACATCATCTGCTCCAGAACCTGGATAAAAACGTTTTTTATTAGATGAAAAATTATCAAAATAATACATCATACGTATAGATGGATATAATTTTCTACTAATCTTAGTATTAATATTATAATTATATTCGTCAAAAGAATCTTCAACATATGTTTGCAATTTATATAAAAAATCTTTTTTATCTTCTTTAAAATTTTCAGTATAATTTGGTTTAATTTTTTCTATAATATTATCTATCGTATCTGATTCTAATAAGTTTATTAATTCAAATATCCATGTTTCGGGATTCATATCTCTTATTGCATATGATGTAAATAATGCCGATACTATTGAACCAATAAATGCTGTACAATTTGGATGTGTAATCGATGTTATCATAATAGAAGATTCAATAAGATTGAGAAGATTACTAGTCTGATAAAAACACAAACCAATACACATTGTTTTCATAGGTCCACCTGAACCACCGGCGGTATTAGAATAAGGAAATGTCATCCAATCATTACCAGTATTAATTTTTTTAATTGATTCTAATGTTTGTCTTCCT